CAGGTAACAATTATAACAAGTGATGTTCCAACGACAAATTACATAAAGTTCACAACATCTCCATCAGTTGCTAGCGCAAATAATGTTCAAGTAACATATACTGATTCAACACAAGATACAGTGTCATATTCTGAACCAAGCAAGGAATATTATCTTTCAATACCAACTGATAAGATTGTAACTACAATTGACTTTGACAACACAATGGTTGATGAGGTTAAGGTTTCTTGTAATGTAAAATTATCAAATAAATTCTTCACCAACAAGCCAAAGAAGATTAGGATTATTAATTGTGATTCGACATCGTCAACAGACCTTTATGGTCTATTTGAAGATTCATCAAACATAGAGACAATAGAGATGAAGGATTTGGATTTCAGCAATGTAACTCATATGAGCCATATGTTTAAAGGTTGTAGTATAGCTACTACCATTGACATTGCGAATTGGGATACCTCAAGTGTTACAATGTTAGATAGCGCATTCGCACTTTGCACAAATGTTTCAATGCTTGATTTATCATCATGGGATACATCAAATGTAACTAGTATGTGGTTGATGTTTGGTAATTGTAGTGGTCTTACATCTTTAGACGTTAGTAATTTCATTACTAGTAATGTAACTGATATGAGACAGATGTTTCAGAATTGTATTGGTCTTACATCCTTGGATTTAACCAATTTCAATACATCAAATGTGACTGATATGTTTTGGATGTTTCATGGTTGTAGTGGTCTTATATCATTAGATTTAAGTAATTTCAATACTAGTAAGGTAACTAATATGGGTAGTATGTTTCGAGAATGCAATAGTCTTACATCATTAGATGTTAGTAATTTCAATACTAGTAATGTAACTACTATGAATATGATGTTCTCTAATTGTTACAAACTTACATCATTAGATTTAAGTAACTTTGATACTAGTAATGTAACTAACATGAGTTATATGTTTGCTGGATGTAGAGGTATTACCTCATTAGATTTAAGTGGTTGGAATACTAGTAAAGTTACTGATATGACTTATATGTTTGCTCATTGTAGTGGTCTTACATCATTAGATTTAAGTAATTTAAATACTAGTAAAGTTACTGATATGAGGAATATGTTTGAAGAATGTAGTGGTCTTACATCATTAGATTTAAGTGGTTGGGATACTAGTAAGGTAGGTTTTATGCATAATATGTTTAGTCGCTGTACTGGTCTTACATCATTAGATTTAAGTGGTTGGGATACTAGTAATGTAAATAGTATGAATTATATGTTTTATTATTGCAATAAGTTAAAAACAATCAAGATGATTGGTTGCAATAAAACAACAATAGATAAGATAAAGAGCGCATTGAGCTCTGCTGGAATACTAAGCCAAGTAACAATAACAACATAATCAGCGAATGATAGTAAAAAAGATTTACCATCAAGGAGAGGAGGTAAATAAAATACTTGATTCCTATGGCAATATTGTATTCCAAAAGACCGCAGAAATGACAAACGATATCAAGTTCAAGACTAATTCAGCTGTTACTTTTGAAAAAAGATTTGAAGTTACTTATACTGATTCAACATCAAATATTGTGCATTACAAAGAGCCTAATAAAGAATACATAGTTCCAATACCTAAAGATAAGATTGTCAAACGTATTTACCTTACATCTGACTTTATAGATGAAGTAACTGTTTCTTGTAAGATAAAATTATCTAGTGAATTGTTTGACAATAAGGTTAGTACGATTAGGCTTCTGAGCTGTGATGCAACTTCAAGTGAATATCTTTCTAATTCATTCCAATATATGCCAATTAATAGCAAGTTGGTTGAGATAAGAAACCTTGATGCTAGAAATGCAACTAGTATGAATACTCTATTTGGCAGTAATCCAAATGTAGAATCAATAGTAATGAGGGACTTGAATGTCAGCAAGGTAACTAGCATGTCTTCTATATTTTCAAAATGTAGTGGTGCTACAACAATTGATATAGCAAATTGGGATACTTCAAGTGTAACAGACTTGTATGCTGCATTCAGCGGATGCACAAGTGTAACATCACTTGATTTGTCTTCTTGGAATACCAGCCATGTGACTAGAATGAATTGGATGTTTGATGGATGTTCTAAACTTCAATCATTGGATGTTTCAAATTTCAATACTAGCAGTGTTACTAATATGAGGTGTATGTTCAACAACTGTTCAAGCTTAACGTCATTGACTCTGTCAAGTTTTGATGCATCAAAAGCAACTGATATGATGTCAATGTTCTATAATTGTTCAAGTCTAACATCATTGAATTTGTCAAGTTTTAAGACAAACAGTGTTACTGATATGCGTTATATGTTTATGTCTTGTGAGAAATTAGAATCATTAGATTTAAGCGGATTTGATATGACACATGTTCCTTATAAAAATAAGGCAAATATGTTTCAAAGTTGCAAAGCATTGAAGACCATATATATGAGAGGATGTGATGAAGGAACAGTTAATAAAATAAAGAGTTCATTGAGCTCTGATGGAATATCAGGTCAAGTTACAATAATAACATAACAATCATGGGATGGCATAATAACCATCCCATTTTTTATTTTATATATAAAACAAAGAAATATGTTAATTATATGGATATTTATCCATATTTATTACTAATTTACGCATAAAAACATAATATATACCAATGGGAAGACCAAAGGGTTCTTTAAATAAGAGGGATAACGGAAGCTTGTTCCTAACGAAGTTTGAGAAACAGGTATGCGGTTCCGCCATCACTCGACCATCATCAAGGGGATGGATAAATTGGGGATTGCGCAATGACTATCCAATCCTTCTTCTTGACTTATATAACCAATCACCGACACATAGGGCTTGTGTCAATTTTGCAGTACAGTCTATCGTTGGAGACGGTGTAGACTTTGATGCTATGAAGCTTGACGGTTCCGCAACCGTTCCTAATTACAAGGATACATGGGATGACTTGATAAGAGATATATCGCTTGACTATATCTTATACGGTTCCTATGCAATTGAAATCATAAAGAACAAGGACAACAAGACCTTCTCATTTTGGCATATTCCTCTTGACAAGGTTCGTTGGTCTGAATATGACAGTGACGGTCAGATAACATCCTATTGGATATGCAATGACTGGACTCGTACCTCCATGTTCCCTCCGATACAAGTGGATGCATTCGACATGAGGGATTCATCAAAGATTAAGCAAGGAAAACCGTATCTCTATGTCAAGAGACAGTATTCACCTTCAATGGTGTATTATACACAGCCACAGTACCAAGCTGCTATAAAGGCTATACAGTCAGAGATTGAATACCTGAACTATGACTTGAAGACAACTGTCAATAACTTCGTTCCATGCGGAATGTTGGTATTGAACCAAGTGGAGACGGATGATGAGAGAAGGGCAACGATTGACAACATACAGAGGATGTTCCAAGGCTCTGAGAATGCCAATTCACTGTTGATATCATTCAAGAACAATCAGAATGAGGAATCTCCTTCATTTGTTCCTTTCACAACACAGAACGGCAATGTAAACTTGTATGAGTCTGCAAACCAAAGGAATGTACAGAGGATATTGGCAGGACATCAGATAACGACATCCACATTGGTTGGAATTCCAGACATAGGACAGAGCGGATTCTCCTCTGAGGCTGACAAGATGGAGGTAGGATATGAGATATACAACAAGATTGTTGGAAACAACAATAGGATATCGGTCATAAAGTCACTGAACCAGATGTTGAAGATGAATGGAATTGATACTGAGGTGATAATGAAACCTCTGACATTCGGAAATTCATCAAGCACAAGCATGAATCCGACAAAGGTTGATGAGAAGACAATTGACAATAACAATGTTGAAGAGAAGAAGGAGGGAAAAGAGCAATGATTATCAACGAGAAATACTTCAAGAAATACTCACCAATACCGTTGAATTATGATTTGAGTGAGATAAGGAACTACATTGGTGTTGCTGAGAAGATATGGGTCATTCCAGTGATAGGAATCAAGCTCTATGATGAGATTCAGAAGCAAGTTGATGAGAACACTCTGTCAGATGAGAACTCTACATTGCTTACAGAAGGAGGATTATGGCAATATCTAGCATTTGCAACATGTCTTGAGTCATTGGCTTTCATATGGGCAAATTTCTCTGAGGTTGGAATAACACTTGGAAAGTCAGATAACTCAGAATCCGTTACATTGAAGGACATTACATACATTGAGCAGAATCTTAGAAGACAAGTGGAGGTACTTAAGGAATCACTGATAATGTGGCTAAACTCGCATTCAAAATCATTCCCATTATATGTGCCATACTGTAATTCACCAGAAGCCATGTATGAACCGAATCCGAATGCCCAGATATTGACACCATCAAGGTATTTTGTTGACCTATTGTAACATTTAACATAAAGAAGGGATTTGTCCAAGTGACATTTCCCTTTTTCTATTTAATTATATATTTGCGTTCTAAGGCGTTAAAATATGTCGAGTGTATACTTATACCACTTAGGTATAGATAACGCTCCTGTGGCGTTATAAACAGCCTTAAAACGAATCCTACAACACATTATATAAACAAAAAATGGGATAGCTCGATAGCCATCCCATTAGATTACCTATTTTCACAAACAAGCTCTCTAAATTTATGAAAAAATAAAATTCGAAAGTTCATTTAAACTTATTACCATCATTTGGTAACGATGCAAAGATATTAAAAATATTTGATATATCCAAATCCATTAACAACATTTAACATTTCAATCTGTGTTAATCCAATTAATTGCCATAAAACAAAAAAATGGGATAGCTCGCTTGCCATCCCATTAAAATACCGATTTCTCTCAAACCAGTAGTTTTAGATGATAATTAAAATTATAAAATTGAATGAGTTGTAAGAGTTTGTTCTCTTTTGTAGAGAACTTATAGATTACATGGCAAAGATATACAAAATATTCGTAAATACCAAATATTTCATTAACTTTTTTTCATAATTATGCATATGCCATATATTGCGCTACAAGGCGTTAAAATCTTTTGATGGTATAATTGTCAATCTAGCAGGAGATATCGCCTTCCTGACGTTCTATAATAGCTTAAATCCAATCCTACAATATGTTTAACAGAAACAAAACAACAATGGCAGATAAGAACAAATTGATACCAATTATTAAGAGATGGGAAGGTGGTTATGGAGAACTAAAGAATGACCATGGAGGTGCTACAAACAGTGGTGTTACAATAGCTGTATTCCAATCTGTATATGGCAAGAACAAGACAAAGAATGACTTGAAGAGAATGACAAATGAGCAATGGGATTATATCTTCACAAAGCTATTTTGGAATAAATGGAAGGCTGATGAGATAAAGAACCAGTCAATTGCAAACATACTTGTGGATTGGTGTTGGATGAGCGGATATGGAACAATCAAGAAGATTCAAGCTCTATTCGGATTGAAGGCAGATGGTATTGTAGGAAACAAGACAATATCTTGCATCAACTCACAGAACCAAGAAGAAGCATTCAAGAGGATATGGAACAGAAGAAAACAGTTCTATGAGTCACTTGTAAAGAATAACCCATCACAGAAGGTCTTTCTCAAGGGATGGATGAACCGACTGAACTCATATAAGTTCCAAAAATAACAACGTCAGGAATTGCGTTATAATGCTTTAAAATCTTTCAGTGGATAGATTATCCGTCCAATGGAAGATAAGCGTTTATAGCGCAAATAAACAGCCTTAAAATCAATCCTACTTCATACTAGTATATAACAAGAAAGGGATGACTCGCTAGTCATCCCACAGATTACCTATTTATCACAAATAAGTTCTCTAAAATGTCTAAGTTTACAAATCAAAATTTATTAACTAATTACAATCAGTTGGTAACAATGCAAAGATATTAAAAATATTTGGTATATCCAAATCCATTAACAACATTTAACATTTCAATCTGGGTAACTTCCATTCATTACCATAAAACAAGAAAGGGACAACTCGTTAGTTGTCCCCAAAATACCATCTATTTATCTCAAACCGACAGTCTTTAAATGCTAAAAGTTATAAAAAAATAATACAATAAAATATCGTCGTAGAAGCCCTCAAATCTTATTTGTAGTATAGTTATCCACCTCAGTTGAGATAACGCCTTATAGCTAATATAAACAACGAATTTGATGACTTTTCAGTATTATCTATTCCTTAATCTCGTATATGACAACCTCACCACTTTCAAGCTTTGACATCTTGCGGTATCTTCCCTCAATCAACTCTTCAATCTTTGAGTCATTGACAAGTCTATTGTAATCAGACTTTGATGTCTTGATGCATCTTGGTGTTGGGTTCTCAACGAGAGTTGCAGCAACCTCAAGGATTCTTGCCATGACGTTACGGTCTTCTTGACCAATCTCATTGGAATCAGTCCCAATGACCCTTGCAACTGTATCTAGCCACTTCTTTGCGATGTCAGACAAATCCGCATGACCATCAACCGTAGGAACTAGTTTCTTGATTGCCTTGGCATATTCCATTCTACTCTCCTTTGTGAGTTCAACATTTGTGTTCTTAAACTCGTTTGCAATTTCTCTTAAACTCTTCATTTTTATTATATGTTTTTTTTATCATAGCCTTCAGTTTCCAATTTGTAGGCGAAGGCTTTCCCTAGTAACTGAACCTCTATCGTTCGTTAACAGTGCAAAGATATAGAAAAGTATTGAGATACCAAAATGTATTAACAATCATTAACACTTGGTATGTGTTTCTTAACGTTCTTTAACATTTCCATCTTGGTAACTTACTAGTATGTTTATTGAATAAACGCCTCCTTAGTACATCGGTAGTACGCTTGACTTGTAATCATGATAGAACGGTTCGACTCCGTTATGAGGCTCAAACAAAAAAAAAGAGGACTACCCAAAATAGGATAGCCCTCAAAGCATAATAATATAAAAATCAATAACAAAGAAAAAAATACTTCATCTCAAAAGGAATGGGAAGACAGCTCTATGTCGAACCGTCAATCCCATCATATATATAGAGTTAACACATGCTCATATTTTTTATATTGCAAAGATATATAAAAAATGTTAAAATTCCAAATAATTGAACAACTTTTTTCAAGAAAAAAATAATATATCTATAAATGCGCTCTAGAATTGCTTAAAACTGTTTTGAATATGGTTGTAAAGGAACTATTCTTAAACATTCTTCTTACTTAAACGAAAGAATTCACTAGCCATTTCGTCTTTAACTTTCCTCTGTCTTTCTTTCTCACCAAACAGCGAATCTTCTCCATTCATTTCTTTTGCCTTTAAAACCATTAGCATATCCATTAGTTTTGACCTTTCAGAACTAGTTAGTTTCATCGCTAGTTCATTCAATTGAACATCGGTTGACTCGACATAAGAACTATTAGCCTTGATGTTTCTGAAAGTTATGTCTGTTGAAAGCTTGATTTTTTCAATGTTAGGCATATCATTAAAAGGAAAAGCAAACTCCTTTATTTTGTCGTAGTTTACGATATACTCATATACCCTTTCATCTATTCTAGTAACATCAACCACTCCGTTGTCAATCAACGTTTGTAGTGCGGAATCAAATTCATCTTCTGTCATTTTGATATATTTAAATGTCATTGGATAAAAACAACCTTTGCCATCACTCCTTAATGTTGAAGAGAACAAATAATATAATAGTTGTGCTGCTATTGGTGGAAGTAAATTAATCAATTGCGATGGCAAGAACCTACCATTCTTCTTTGACTTATCTACTGTCTTTTCTTTTTCTGATTCATCTACTGTCTTGTATGAATATTCATTTTCATAAAAATCTTTTGGGAACGCCTCCCCTTCGTAAAATGCATTTTTTATCATTTCTATTTTATATTTTTTTACATATTAGTTCTATTTATTGCATAACAAAATTAGCTCTTTGTCTTCAAAAAAGAAGAATGGTGGAATGGCGAAAGCAGAACAGAGAAAAAGTAAAACCTTTCCACCGATAGGTATACACTAGTCACCTACCCTTCTTTAATAGAAATGACTTCACAAATGCATTGAGCTTAAATTTTGTTATGTGTTATTGTTCTTTAACAGTGCAAAGATATATAAAAAAAAGTTAAAAACGAAATTGTTGAGCAACTTTTTTCATCAATTCGCTTGAACTTGTTTTTTTTCCAATCTTTCCTTGAGGTAGATTTGCTTTGCCTCATCAGTTATCAATCCGACATTGAGATTTTTAATCGTCTCTTGAATCTCATCAGAAAATGGCTTGGTATCAAACCAAATCCTAAGAGTAGATATTTCATCATTTAAAGTGTATTCACTAGTCATTGCATAAAGTCTTTAAGTTAAAATATAGCATCTTTTGTTTCATCATATGGGCTAGTAGCAGCCATTGCTATCTCCTCATCAGTTGGTTCGTCACTGTTTGATTCCTCAACTGTTTCCTCTTCATTCTCTTGGTATCTGCTCTTTTGGTTATTTCCGAATGGAAGCTCACTACCGTTTTCCTCAGCATTCTTTCTGATGTTGTCAGCTTTGTCCTTTAGAAACTCTTCAATACTACCTTCTTTTGGTGTTGAGACTGTTGCTGTTACTGTATCCTTATTGGTGCTTTCGAGTGGAACAGTTACGTCTTCAAGGTTACAGAAGTATCCTCTGCCTTCCAATTCGTTCAAGTATGCTTGTACAGCTCTATCTTGGTATTTACCTATAGCGATAATCTTCCTAAGTTCGTTTTTTATCACTTCGTACTTATCTCCGTCTTCGGCACTGTAGTCTTTAAGCAAACAGTTTATTGTTTGATTACCGATAAGCTCTTGGAATTGCTTTTGCTCTTCGCTGCTAAGAACAATCTTTTCAGTCTTTGGGAATTGAACTTCTTCAACTTTCTTTGATTGAACTGTCTTCTTTGAATCATCTATCAAAAACATTGTTGAAGTTTCCTTCTCAAATTCCTTGTCTAGTTCATCTTGGGATTTCTCTTCACAATTAGGTGTATCAGTCTCGGAAACTTGAACATTCTCGCTCTCAACTGTAATTGGTTCTGCGGTAGAATCTTCCTTCTCTTGACAATTCTCAGATTCCGTAGAGGTTTTATCATTATGTTGAAATCGAGTGTTATCTGTTTCATCCTCCTTTGGACTTGTTTCTACGTCTGTTGCTTCTACGGTTTCTTCGTTGGAAGGTTTTTGCTCTGAATCCTTGGTATTATCATCTTCTGATTGAACTATGCCATTGCTATTGATTGAAGGTTCATTGGTATCAACCTTTGATGTAAGTTCTTCTTCCTTCTGTTGAAAGACAGTTCTAAGTTCATTTGAAAAAGGTTTAATGTCAGATATGGTTATTACATCTTGGTGAGTGTTGTAGTACTTTTTAAGTACTTTGTTAAAGTCTTCTTGGGTCTTCATCAATTTCTCATAGCTATTGGCGTTGACAATAGAACTTTTGAATGGTTTAATAATCTCACATTCCAACTTCTTTAGAACGTAGTTTCTTTCACCATCATTGGAATTGTTTTCTACGACTGTTACCTTGGTGTTAGCCTCTGACGTTTGCTTTGAAGCTTCTTGAAGTTTACTAGTCTGTTGTTCTTGCTCTGTAAGTGACCTTACTTGAAATGACATAATCTTATCAAGAGTTGAAGTAGAAGATGAAGTGTCTATTTCCTTGCAGTTTGTTGTGACTGTTGCTTCTTTGTTAACACTTGCTTGAACTTCTTTGTTGTTACTTGTAATAGAAGAGACTGTTTCATTGCTATTCATAGAAGATGAAATAGAACTATGCAGTTTCTTAATACCTTCTAACAATTTTCTATTTACTTCTGACTGAACTCTTCTATCATCATTAATTAAATTATAGATACTATCTACCTTTTCATACAATTCATTTACTTTATTAAGTAACTCTTCCATTAATGTATTATCAATATTGTTCATAACTAAATCATCTTTTATTTGTTCATGTTCTTTTAACTGTGAATTTTGTTGTAACTGTGAATATGAATTTGTTTGTAACTGTAACTGTTGTTGTAACTGTGAATATGAATTTGGTTGTAACTGTTGTTGTAACTGTGGATGTAGTTGTGAATGTGATTGTGATTGTGGGGGCTGGTTTCCAATTGACTGTTTTTCACCAGACCTTTTAACCAGACTGTATTCACTATAAACACTTGGTACAGAAGCACTTACACCATTTAAGGTCTGGTCTGTTTTTTCAATTAAGGTCTGGTTTTTCATAGGTAATTTCTTCAAGTTCTTTTCATTAAATTTGTACTGAGAAGCTTTACCTCTAACCCCACTTTCTCTTTTGATGATTCCAAGCTTTGAGAAGTACTTTATTGTTTCTACAAACGGTGTCTTGCTTATCTTGGCAATCTCCATGAAATCAGAGTTTCTCAAAAAGAATTTCTTGGTATTAATGTCTGCCAATGTATCAATCATTCCTAGGATGTACTTCCTCTTTGATGTTAATTTAACATTTGGTATTCCCAAGTCTTCCATCTTCTGATTGATGATTTCATCATCCCAATTTCTAAGATTCTCATACAATTTTTGCTCCTCTTCAACTTGTGGAGCTGCTACTTTTTTTTCAGTATTTTCCATTTCACATATAATATTATCTTTATGTTACTCACCAATTCGGTTAATTTCAAATCAAGAAGGATGATAATGGTTATTGGAATAGGTGAAAAACAACCACCATTTACCTAGCTCCTTCATTAATAAATATCACATCAATTTAAAAAATTCTAGTGAAGTGTTAAATTTCGACGCAAATATATGCAAAAACATTAAGAAATGCAAAAAAACAGCTCAAAATGTTTATCTTTTTAACATTTTTTGTATATATTTGCACTGTTGGTTGATAGATAGTTCGTTGACATGTGTTGTGTGTTTGTAAAATATTCAGAAAAAGTTAGCAAAATGCAGTAATTTTTGATTCAATGACATATTTATAATAAAATGGTATTATGAATGGTTTTATTGACAAAAGAAAGACTTCAAGAGAGGCTTAGACTTTCAAGAGAAAGGCATGAAAAGAAGAAAAAAGCAGAAAAGGAGAGAAGGAGAGCTATAAAACAAGAATTGTTGGCTGAGCTAAAGAAGCCGAAGAAGATAAAACTCATCAAGCTTGATGATGACAAAGAGTCTTCTAAGGAAAAGCTTCATTATTCGGTTGACACTGAGTCTTCTCTTATTTCAAATATATTAATTGGAGACATCTATGAGACGAGAGAGGAGTTGATTGAAGCAGAGAAAAGAGGTGAAGGAAAGATTAACTGGGATTACTTCAACTCCGCTGTTAAGAGAGTAAGAGGTATCATTGATAAGATGAAGTGACACTACAGTTTAACATTATATATAAAAATGGGAGTTGCAGTTTTCTTCTATCGTTTCTGCATTCCCATTATTACTTTTGATTTAAGGCATTATATACGCTCAGGAATGCACTTTCTACTATTAGGTTGATAAGTTGTACTACTGACAAGAAATAACGCCTTAGAACGCAAATAAACAAGGCAAGTGTATTTTTACTTTCATTTCGATAATTAACGTTTTTAATTAAAAAAAGGGTTACTAGCATAGAACACTAGTAGCCCTAAAAACGTTATTTATTATAATGAATCTGGAAAATATACTTACTTTTTCTACCATTAACATATCGCATTCATAGAAAATAAACGATTCTATGAATTTTTTTTATATTTTTTGCATCCAAACAATCTTTTTATAATCATCATAACTAGTTGTATTTCAACCATTTAACTATTTCATTGGATTAACAGCATAATTTTTTTCAATTTTTTTTACGAAAAACAGCAATTTTTCATTTCATCGTTATATTTATTAGTATAAAACAATTTATTATTATAATGATTTTTTTTATACTTTATTTTATTACAGTCTATCTATTGATAGCTGTTTATCCATTTTTCATCAAAGGAATGGTTAAGTTGGTCAATGACCTTTCAATGATTGCTCAATTCATCATCTTGTTCATTGTGACATGCGTATGCATAATGGTTAAAAAGTGGAGGAAGAGAAAGAACAATGGATAGGGTATATTTTGATGACAATGAGACACAGGACATGCTATTGCTTCGAAAGCTATCAACTGATGTCGGAATGTTCACTACCGTCGGTGAATGTGAGAAATATGCTTGTGCTGATGCTAGCGGAATAACAAAGGACGGAAAGATAGCAATTGTTGAACTGAAGAATCGTTACAATGAGATACAGGATTTCGGAGACATATTCATTGAATCCAAGAAGGTTGCTTATCTCTTGCTTGAGCACATAACAAAGGGACATATTCCACTTTATATCAATTTCTTTACAGTTGACGGAATAACGAAACATGCTGCTGTATGGAATCTGTTGAATGTAACTGATTTCAAGTATTACTCAAGAATTAGGACACATTCAAGGGGATATCAATCTGATGAACATAGAGAGAGATTTGGTTTGCTGTACAGTGACGCTTGGATATATGAGATAACGGAGGATGATAACAGGTTCAAACTATTGAAGAGAGGTGGAAAACGAACAAAAAAATGAAATAGCCATGAGATACCTTACATATGTCGGTAATAACTATAAGAAGCTTATGAAGCGGATGAAAGCGTTCTGTGATGACAAAGGATATGTTTGGGATGAGGACGTACTTGCTGATACATTCCTAAAGGTACATGACAGGATATCAAAGAAAGGCATTGAGGACTCGTCAGATGAAGGATTCGAGAACTATACATTCATGGCATTCCGTCAGAATATAAAGAGGGAAGCTCTATATGCAAGGGTAAAGAAACGTTCAGAGGCTGATGACATTCATGCGTTATACGAAAGATACTTCAACTCAACAAAAACATCATCAACTGAGAAAATTCAAGGAGATTTATTTAAGGATTTCTCCCTCATATATATCATCATGAAGGTGGAAAAAAACTTTGACAATGACCATTTATATCTCTTCAAGCTGAAACACCTATGTGGAATGACATACAAGGAATTAAGTGAAAAGACAAAGATACCAAATGCTAGGAAGAAGGTTCTCACTGTCATGCATTGGCTCAAGAAAAATGTAACAAAAAAGGAGATTGAGAAAAAATTTGACGAAACATATGGCTACCTAATTTCTTGATAGTTATATGTTTATGATAAGAATATATTACAATGCTATGTATTAAATTTTTGATTTTGGTGATAGTTGTACTATTTGCATATACAGTAGGTTACTATGCAGTTGACGTTTATGACCTATCATCAAAACATGGGTTATTCAAGTTCACTGCTTTTGAATGCAGACCTTGCTTCACATTCCATGTATCATGGGTTACGAGTACAGCAATATCACTTCTATTCGGTGATTTTGTTATGCTGTTCATTGGAATATTATTTGCACTCATGACATATCTGGGTTTGAAAAAGGACGTAGAAAATAAGACAATAAAGATTGAAGATTTAGACAATGATAAATATGACATCGGATGATATAAAGCTTATTGAAAAGTTTGAAAAGATAATGGATGATGGGTACTATGTCGCTTCAGATGATGTGACAAGGGCTTATAACCGCATTTTATCTGCAAATGTGCCTCCAACAAACTGCGGAAGCTGTATCAGAAGGAGGATAAACGAGCTTGTTAATGAGAAGAACAAGTTCAAGGAGCGCATAAAGGCTGAGACGGCAAAGACTGATAAGACACCAAAGAAGAGAAACAGTAATAAGAAGAATGTCAAAGAAGGTTGAAGGTGAGGTTAGGAAGACAAGATTACTAGCGTTAGGACACTATCAACCGAAGGCAAAGGACAGGAAGACAACCTCTAGGACAGCAGCAGCTAAGTTCAAGAGGGTGGATACGATAATTGACCAGATATACTGCGACATATGCAACGGTCTAACAAGGGATGACATCATGTCAAAGGCTATGAACCGCATGTATGAAGGTCAGACTGTAACTCCGAAAAGGGATACGGCAGCGAGCTATTATAAGGCGGCAATAGCAAGAATCCAAGGTAACATGGACGAGATTGATAAAAACCTAGCTGCCACCTTATATACAAGATATGAGATGTTGTTCAATGAGAGCATGAAGAATGGCGATTTGAGGCTGTCAAGGGATATATTGAACGATATGTCAAGAATTTTCGGTCCAGAGAGGAACAAGACACTTACAGTCCAAGCAAACAGCAGTGAGCAAATCCTTCGCATAAGCTTCGGATTCTCTGAAGACAACAAAAATGTGGACAACATAGAAGATGGAGAGTTCGAGGAAATAAATGAAGAACAAGACTGATAAATGAAGGTGATATGTGACATAAAGCTCTCAAAGTCCCAAAAGGAGGCATGGATAATGGTTAATACTCCAAGGGCAAAGAAGGCGTATTTTACATTTGCATGGTCAAGACAGAGCGGTAAGACAACACTCATGGAGATATTCTGCCTTAAATGGCTTACATACGTACATAAGAACATAGCATATGTATGTAGGAACTATATCCTTGCAAAGAAGCTGTATAGGGAGCTTATACGTATAATGCCGAAGGAGATGGTGAAGACTGCAAACGGAAGTGACCTGTTCATTGAATCAATATTCGGCTCAACATTGAATTTCTTCTCAGCAGAGTCTGGAGCTGCACTCAGAGGACAGTCATTCCATTATCTGATATGTGACGAGTTCGCATTCCATAAGCAGGAACAACCAGACGGAACACACTTGTGGAACGATATTCTATCTCCTACAATGAAGGCAAAGGGTAGAATATGCATTTTCGTCTCAACACCACTAGGAAAGAACAACATATTCTATGACATGTACCAGAGGGGATTGTCAGATGAATATCCTAACTATTTTTCATTGAAGAAGACCATATATGATGACGGATTCATTGATGAGGAGGGAATAGAGGAGATAAGGAAGGGAATACCAGAGATATCATTCAAACAGGAATACCTCTGTGAGTTCCTAGATGATTCACTCAGTTTCTTCCAAGGCTATTCCGAATGCTTTGACATTGACAAGTATGATGACGGTGAGAGGAGTTGGATTGGCGTAGACCTATCTGGTGACGGTACTGATGCTACGGTACTGACGAAGATAAACAAGATTGGTCAAGTCAAGCAATATGTCATCAAGGGTACAATGGACATGAAGTATAGGGAGATAGCCTCAATTATAGACTCATCAAATCCGATTGCATGTTACTTGGAGAACAACGGTGTAGGTGCTCCTATGATAAATGAGATAAAGAAGCTCTCAAAGCTTAAGGCTAGGATATATGAATGGTCAACTACTAATTCATCAAAGGAAGAGATTATAACATCCCTTGCAATGGAAATTGTCAATAGGGAAGTGCATTTCGAGAAGGATAACAAGAGACTATACGCAGAATTGGGTGACTTTGCGGTGAGCATATCAAAGTCAAGGAAGATGACGTTTGCGGCAGCACATGGGCATGATGATACTGTAATGTCACTAGCGATTGCTCTAAGAGCAAGTAAAGACATACAAGCATCCCTATCAAAGGGAATAGGTTTCATAAATACGAATAACAGATGGCTAAGATAACAGTAGAAAAGGATTTTGGAGAATGGAAGGTTCCATCAAGTTGGGATGACCTTACATTAGGAAAGTTTCAAGAATTGGAGAGACTCTATGATGGAGATGAGGAAAGGAAGTTTGACGTAAGAGATGTCTTGGACTTGATGACTGATAGAACTAAGGACGAGATAAACGAACTCCCAATAGAGTTTACTGACAGTCTATTGAGAAAGATGTATTGGCTGCATGAACAGCCAGACTTTGGAAAACCTTCAAACAAGATAACAATAGATGGGGTTCAGTACACAGTACATAATGAGAATGAGATGAAGTTCGGTGAATATGTCGCACTTGATACCGCACTTAAGGGAGACAAGCACAACTATGCTTCAATGCTAGCAATCCTATGTAGGAAAGATGGTGAGATATTTGATGCAAAGTTCGAGAACGAGATATTGCCTTCAAGGATTGAGTTTTGGAAGAATGTAAGTGTGATGAAGGTAATGCCGATTGTAAGTTTTTTTTTGGAATTGTCAAGCATGTCTCTTCAAGTTTCCCAGTTGTCTTTGGAAATTCAGGAGGGAATAAACCACATTCTCAAGCATATAGAGACTTCCAAGCAAAATGGGGTTTTCTCGGCACTCTATACCAAATGGCAGGTGAGAAAATTGAAAAAGTTGCAGAAATCTATCAAGAATATCTAGTTGATGCATTGCAATTGATATCATACCTTACTGAAAGGTCTAATGTGGATAAGGAGGAAGATAAATTCCAGGAAATGATACGACCGAGAAGAAGATAATAAATATAAGGGGTACTAGCAACAAACTAGTACCCCCATTTTGTATGTTTATGGTATATGCAACAACATTAAGAATGTACAAGGAAATCATTAATATAATCAGGAACATCTGTCTTCGCTACAAGGGTGTGAAGACATTCAAATATCAAGATTCCTGCTTCAATAACCAACAGAACTCTCATAAGGGATTCCAAGTCTATGTTGACGATACTTCAATCTCTGAAATCAATATAGAGACGGACATATTCAAGGTCTCATTTGAGATTTACATATTGAATAACGGCAATGACATATTGGACAATCAAGACAAGGCATTCAATATTGCGGTTAATCTAATGGCATACCTAGACAATATGCCTCAGTATCATGGCATCCTATCAGTATATGACTATTCCATCATGACATTGTCACATTATACAGACGATGATTCAAGCGGAGTTAAGCTGTCATTGGTATTACAGGCACCATCTCCTCTATCTCTATGCACTCTACAAGATAACTTCAATGAAGAGCCATATGAGGATACAGAGGAACAGGACAACGAGATAACCGTAACCGATAGGAATGATAAGGAACTTGATGTTCATCCGATAAAGCTACCTAGAAATGGATAATATCACATTATTAGCAAAGGCATTCGCAGAGGATGTAATGAACATAACGGCAGATATCATGGCTAGTTCCATGTTGGTAAACAATAAGGTTGGAAGTAATACAATAGCACCGAATTCAGACATATTCAAGCAAATGTATGCGAAGGCTAGCGGTAATATAGTAATACAGCTCTTGTTGAATGACTATGTATATTATATAGAAAGCGGTAGGAAGGCAGGAAGTAAGTTCCCTCCAATACAGCCTATAGTACAGTGGGCAAAGAAAAGAGGCATTCCTACTGACAATTCAACCATATTCCTAATACGTAGGGCAATAGCAGAGGATGGAATAAGACCTAGACCTTTCATGTACAAGGTATTGGAAACAATAGACAGTAAATGGGACGGAGAATGGTCATCAGAGCTGTTCAACGAACTAACTAAGATAATAGACGAATTTTTCAACAAATGAACATGACATATAACGGAGTGAGCAATCCTAGGAACATGCTTACATTCTCTGATGTGCACAACATCTTGAAGGTTAAGGATGACGTTGTAGGAACGCTTACATCAATAAGTATTACCATATCACCGACATCTACATCATCAGACGGACAGTATTACATAACATTGCTAGGAGAGACGGTGACAAGTGTTGTGAATCCTTCAAATGCATCAAACAAGAGATTCTATCTTGGAAACTCAGCAGGAGCCAATGCCATGTATCTAGCAAAGGCACTTAACTCTTGTCCTAGCATCGCATCAAACTATGACATATATGCTGACGGAGGCTCATGTAAACTAGTTGCGAAGATTATAGGACTTAAGGTGACTGATACTACGAATATGCTGCTTACCAATATTCCTACTAGTCTTTACAACGTATCGCTCTCAAACGGACAGAGTACGTCAAAGCTGTTAGGTTCTAGGATTGTTGCAAACGTAATGAGTGACACAAAGTACATAACCACATTGGAGAAGACATTCTACGGAAATGAATGCGCATTCGACATGTCACAAGTACTATCCACCATATCAGATTACGGAAGGACAAGTAACTATTCAATATCAGTTAACGCACTCCTATTGGACGGAGGAATCACAAATGTGGGAAAGGTCAGCGGATGTACGACAAACGGATACGTAGCAAATTCATCATCAAGGTACATGACGCTTACGAACTCACTAGCACTGAACATGGCAGTTGGTGACACACCGATAGTATTCTACACATACGGAAAAACAATACCTTTCTCCATACTGAGACCTAGCGGAACGTCAAGCATGTCATATACAGTCAAATTCAAGGACTCTGCAAAGAAGACAATATCAACAAGGACATATCATAAGACATTCACAGCTAATGATACAAACTTGGTTGACGATTCAATAACGATACCGAAGGATAACGCAAACAATATATATTATGTTGACATCGTATTGGATGGAAAGACATATACATTCAACGTAATAAAGCCTCTAAAGGCAAGCGGAACATGGAAGAGGGTATATTGGAGGAACGAATACGGAGGAATACAGTTCTTCGACTTCACATCATCAGAAGTGGAATCACATTCATTCGAGATTGAGACATATGAGAAGAACATATTCGACTACTATGAGGATAATGACAGTGAGTTGAAAAAGATTTACAAATCAACGAATTCACTCAGCGTAAAGCTCAAGACTCACATAATGGAGAAGGACGGAAGATGGGTGTTCAATTCATTGGAACGTTCAAAGAGACTTTGGGTTGAGGAGAACGGAATAAGGAGATACATCATTCCTTCAAGCGTTGAAGTAACGGAGGAAGCTGATTACAGCGGACTATATACCGCATCATTAAAATACCAATATTCAGAAGAGTAAAAAAAAATGATAAGTTCAAGGCATTACATAGAATTGTGGGTTAATGGGAAGATGGTTGAGCTTGAAGACCAGGATTCACTTGGAATAAGGCTCAATGCAGTCCTATTCAACCCAACAAAGGTAACAACTACAAAGTCAGAGTACAGCTTCTCGTTTGACGTTCCTTCAACACCGAACAATGACAGGATATTCAACTATGCAAACAACCTATCAAGGCTGAACAAGTTCCATGGAAGGTATACTGCAAAGGTTGTAGCTGACGGAGACGAGATATTCAACGGAAGCATGATTATAGAGAAGTATGACGCATCAAAGAAGATGTATTCATGCAATCTCGTAAATGTCAAGACTAATACATTGGAGGACATATTCAAGGAGAAGAAGCTGACTGATTATAAATGGATGATTGACTACAGCGGAGCAACAACGATAAATGCTGTTAACAATGACATGTCATCAAAGTACTATTTCCCATTCCTGAGCTATGGAGTGTTCCAAAAGGATTATGTAAGTTCAGACCAAGTGGGAAACACATATACTTCAAAATTCCTAATAGACAAGTACTGTAAGTTCTATCATTCGTCATTCTTCCCATCAATAAACGTAAGCGAGGAGATAAGACAACTGTTCGAGAAGGAGGGATATACAGTAAACGGTTCACTATTCACTGACCCTTGGTTGTCAAACGTATATTCGTCAGTAAATCTCAATGACGAGCAAGTGCCTATGTACAATGTAGGAAATCCTCTCTTCGGAAAGGTTGACATATCATTCCATTGGGACAACAAGTCATCAGTACTATCTGACGGTACTACGACATCAAAGATTGGAAACGGAGGAATTGTCCAAGATTTGTCATACCCATTTTATAGGGTCGACGGTAGGATGACTGATTTGTCACAGTTTCATGGAGATACTTCTATTGTGTATAACTTCGACAAGATACTCTTGTATGGAATGCTTGATTCAAAGAATAACAAGAGCGTTACCGTAACATCAAACACAAAGTCATATATGTATGACCCAAACGAGATGGTGATTGTGATTCCTACTGACGGATGGTACAAGATAACGTTTGAATGCAGGAATATAAAATTGGATAAGTCAACGACAACATTCAAGGCAAAACAATGGAATGCCACATACAATTCCAAAGATGCATTCGAGAAGAGGGAGATGACAATAACCAAGGATTCATTTGACACATGTCCATTGGAAATACAGTTGGTAAAGAACTATGACAATAACGTTGAACTGATAAAGGGAGATACCAATATCGTATATGAGACAGGTAATCCGAATGACAAGACATATACCATCAAGGGAAACGGATATACAGGCTCAACACAGGACAACAGATATGAATGGCGCACATCATTCCCACATCAGGAGCTTCAAGGAGCAACATCTCCTACAAAGACAGATAACATTGTAACAACTGTAATATCAAATCAGAACAGCGGATTCGGAAACCAGTCATTGGGTGGAGGATTCAACGGTGGAGGAAGCTTTGGAAACGGAGGATTCGGAAATAGACCAGGTGTTACTTCGCCATCATCCTCATCATCCCTATCATCCAAGTACAAGTCATTGGGATATGTGCCATCAGACGGAATGTTCCCATATGACCAAGCAGTATCAACTGCATTCATATGCGGATATTCTTCAATGGGAAGTGAATGTGTATCCGTAATGAGAAGAGGATATTCATGGTCAAGGCTTTCATCTGTATACAACAATATATTTGCTACAGTAAGCGGTATGACATTATTATATGCAGAGAGCGGACAGACAAAGGAGAAGGCGACGGAATATCAGTCAAATACATATAAAAATGCAGGTCATACGCTTACAAAGACGAAGAGCGGAAACAATGGAAGTTTCTCTGTTACATGTCTCACATATCTAAAGAGGAATGACATACTTGAACCTATGGCTATACAGAGGGATTATGAAGGACAGAGATATGCATATTCACTTGACGGAAGGCTTACAGTACAAGCGATAACAAATAGGGGAGAGGAAGCATTAAGGAATGACAAGTACTTCAGTGCATCTTCACCTACAGAGTTTCCTACACAGCTAAACCTATTTGACTTCACAAACAATGAGACTAAGGCATCTGATTGGATATCAAACATACAGAAGGCGTTCAACCTTGAGATAAAGACTGAGGGTAATACTGTAACGATAGACGTTAAGAAGACTCCTAATTCTAGAATAGGATATGCTGTTGACATTGATGACAGGATTAATCAATATGAGGCAGAGTCTGAATATATATCATATCCTAGGTCTATGTCAGTCAAGTACAAGATAAACAAGGATGAATGGGGATTTGAGAAGACGGTATCGCAAGACCATATCAATGATGCCGATTGGTATGACTATGGTGACAGCGGATATACTGTGATACAGCTCAATGATGATACATATGAGACATCATCACAGGACATTCAGACGGATTTCTCATATACATATTATGACATCTTCAAGTTCAAGAATGTCGACGTTAATGGAAATGAGGATACTAATGAGAAGCTGATATTGTTACCTGTAATAGAATTATCTCAATACATGGCAGACGGATACGGATATGACGAGGCTATGAAACATGACGGATATTCACTATCTCAGAGATTTTGGTTCAGACAGAAACCTTCAACAGATGGCGTATATCTACATGACAATCTCCATGAGTTCGTCAAATTCTCAATTCCTACGAATCATTTGGATGACTTCAATCTCTCATACAAGGACAGTGAGAAAAGCATACTGACGGAGTATTTCACATGTAATCCTATGCTTGACAGCAACTATGTGAACGTTGACGTATATATGTCACCAAGTGAGTACAAGGACATAAAGAACGGCTCATTCGTACACTTTGACTCTGATTTGTATGTTGTAAGTGAGATGGAGGGATATGACCCAAGCGGAATTGACAAGGTATCGCTTAAACTAATCAAGAAAACATAAAGAATATGGCTCAAGATAATAAGAAAGTTTACACAATTGTAATAAACGGTGTAAAGGAATCAATTGAAAGCATTGATGCTCTGAAGTCAAAGCTTGATGCACTTGAAGATAGGATTGAGGCACTCAAGGGAAAGGGTGTCACAAATCCTATCGGTAATGGTGCGTCATCTGAGATGGATGAAATAACTAGGAAGGCAGCAGCCGCAGTTGAGGAATATAGGAAGACAAACCAAGAGCTCAACAAGACAAAGAATATCCTAGGTGAGATTGCAAAGGACAAGGAGAAGCTTGCAAGGATTGACGTTGGTACAAGTGAATCAACGTCATCTTCAAAGATGGTTCCGTTAGGTTCAGTTGACAGTTCCAAGACAAAGGGAGAACCAACCTATGTTCAAGGAAAGGGATTCATGGTTGAACTGAAGGAAGCAGAGAATGTGTCATCCACCATGAAGGAGATTGAGAAGACCGAGAAGAGGATTGCAGATGCAAGAGGTGAGGAATACCAATCACTCTTGGCAGCAAAGGAACAGCTCAAGGAAGTAAAGAACATTCAGTCACAGATTGCAGCAAAGGAAAGACTCTTCAATGACCAATATGACTTGAATACACTTGAAGGGTTAGAGGCAAAGCTGAAGGATATAAAGACCGTAACGAAGACGGTTGACATTGACAGTGACATGTTCTCCTCATTGATGAAGTCTTCAAATGACCTGAATACCAAGTTAAATCAAGTTAAGGAATCCATGGGACAGTCCGAAAGGAATGTTGGAAACTACAAGTCTTCCCTTGATGGTGCAGCTGATGCCAATGAAAAGATTCGTATTAGCGTAAACGGTCAGATAAAGGAATATAACAATGTAAGACAAGCATTGAAATCCCTTACCAATGAGATAATGAATCTCAGCGTAAACGGAAAGGAGAATACGCAGCAATTCAAGCAACTAGAGAAGACATATCATGAATTCTATAAGGCTGTATTGAGAGCCAAATCTGCCGTTAATGACCTTAAGGCATCATCAAAGGGAATGGATGCCATGTTAGATGCATTCACATCATTGTCAGCAATCGGTCAGATTGGAGGAGGTCTTCAAGGATTATTCGGCATTGACGGCATTGACGAGACCATACAGAAGCTTATGTCATTGCAGTCCATCGTAAGCGGATTGGAGCAGATAAAGCAGCAGTTGAATACAGGTGAATTCCTAGGAGGATACTTCAACAAGGCATACGAATCAATTGACAAGTTCGTCAACAAGCTGTTTGGAATAAAGGATACGTCTGATAAGGTACAAGGTGTCGTTGAGAATGTGGCAGAAGGCATGGAACAGGAGGCAAATGCATCAAAGAAAGCAACAACAGCATTAAAGACACAAGAGGCAACAACAGTAGCTGTTACAGTGGCTACAAAGGCTGCAACAATCGCTACAAAGGCTTTCAAGCTTGCTCTTGATGGATTAGTTATCGGTCTTATAATTACTGGTATTTCATGGCTCATAGAGAAGGTTGTAGACTTCGTTCAATCACTTGATAGTTCAAAGGCATCTCTCAGTGAGTTTGACGCAGCATGCAAGTCATCAGAGCAAGCATACAAAAGCTTAGGTGATGCACTAAAGAATGATTATCTAAGTGGAAAGATTGGCTATGGTGAGTACATGCAAAAGGCATTGGATAATGAGAACAAATACATCAAGGAACAGATTGGTCTTCTAAAGGAAAGGGCTAATCTTATAGGTAAGGACAAAGCAGGTCTTGATTTCTCAGCTCCTAAGATTCCAGAAAAAAGTGACGGAAAGTCATTTCAGATTACCAATGTCGGAAGCTTTGGTGCAGTCGCATATAAGGATTTGGATGAAGCCAAGAAGAAATATCTTGAATTGACTGAAGCCGCAAGACAAGGTAAAGACTATTTCGAAAAATATGGACAAGGATTCGGAGATTCGGTTAGGTCTCTGTTAACAACCGTCAATCAGACTGATGATGCAGCAAAAAGAGTAGGAAACAGCATTGCTATGAATTTGCTTGACAAGATGGAGGACATTGACTTCACAGCACCTAAGGCAAGGGAACAAGTCAAGAAGCTTGTTGATGAGATGAACAATGACGAGGCTACTAGGTCTATCATAGCACACTTGGATGAATATATTCCAGATGAGAAGGTAAGGGCTAGATTTGAGAATATCATAAGAGAAATCAATAGGTTTAATGATGCGATGAACAACATTGACCCAAATGAAATGTCTAGGGTTTGGATTGAAGGAATACGAGACCCACATCAGAGGGCAATTGAACAGATTAACCAAGACTTCAAGGAAGAGGTAGTAAAGTATACTGGAAATACTGAGTGGATTGTTAATGTAAATAGGAAGCGAAACCGTCTTTTAGCAGACGAAAACAAGAGGTACAATGAAGAGATAGCTGCAAAGAACAAACAAGCTGCTGAGAATGCAAAGAGACTTAAGGAGGAAAACAACAGAAAACTCCTAACAGCTGACAAGGAACTCTACAATGTAGAACTCACAATGATGGAGGACGGTCTTGCAAAGCAGTTGAAGACCATAAGGAAGTCATATGAGGATAGGATAAGGGCAGCAAAGGAAAATGGTGCAAAGGTCAATGAGGTTGTATCAGCATTGAACAAGGCAATGGAGAAGGAATTGCAGGATGCCGTTGACAAGACATTCGAAGAACTTTCAAAGACCGCATCATCTCTCATTAAGCAAGTCAATGACATCAAGTTGGAAAACATGTTGGATGGAATCACACATTCTGCTGAAAGACTCAATGACGAGTTGTCAAAGTTACCAGAGTCATTGGAAGGAAAGTACTTCAGAATGCAGAGTACATATAATGAAGTTCAAGGTTATTTTGATGGTGAGCCTAAGGTTAAGGGTTATATCAAGGAATACGTTGATATGGTACATGAGCTTGAAAATCTGAAGAATGAAATAGAATCTGACAAGTCTTCAATAGCTACTGCAATAGTAACTGATGAAAGCGCATTAGACCCAATTAGGGATAGCATAAAAGCTAACGAAGAGAAGTACAAGAAACTTCAGAATGAGCTTGAGAATTTCTATAAGGAGAATGAAGTATCACAAGACTACCTTGAGAAATTAGCAGATACTCAATTGTATAGGCAATACACAGAAAAATCCGACCTATGGGATGTATATAGCGATAGACAGAAAAGACTTGAAGACTTCCTAGAAGATTACGAGGATACCATTGTAAGGAATAGCATTAGACTTAGGAGAAAGGAAATGGAGCAAGCTGACGTAGAGAAACGACAAGCAATTGCTGCAATAGATACCAAGTATAATGATATGATTAAGGAGGAAAATGACTACTATGATAAGCTTGAGGAGGCTAACAAGGCTAAGGTGTCGCTTGGGAAAGCTACGGAGACTGAGGTTCAGAATGACTTGATGCGACACAATGACAGAATTAAGGCTATCAATGATGAAAGGCGTAAAGCTGAGCTGAAAGCAGACAAGGAATATCATGATAAAATTGAAAAGGCAGATGAGGAGCATAAAAAAAGATTGCTTGATGCGGATAAGAAAGTATTCGATTATGAAATTCAAGACATCAAGGCTCTAGTTACTGCTGCTGATGCTATATTTGAGAATCATGGAGAGGTAAGGAATTCATGGGGAATCATAGACCTTGGAAGTACCAAAAAGAACTTGGAGCAAGCAAAACTCATGTATACCACTGCATTTAGAGATATCGAAAACGAACAAGAGGCACTTATTGAAGACCTTCAAAACGAAGATATATCATTCGGAGATTTCACCAATGCAAATAATGAACTCAATGAGGAGGCTAAATATGTGAAGGGAAAACTCAAGGAGATTGAGGCAGATTCAAAGGACAGCATCGGAAAGTTCATTGATTCAATAAATACATATATCCAAGCCATAGGACAAGGCATTCAAGACGTATTATCCCAAGTATGGGCAAATCAGGATGCATCATATGACAAGGAGATTGAGAACCTTGACAAATGGATTGACAAGTACGAGGAGAAGCTTCAAGAGCAGAAAGACATAACACAAGAATATGCAAACAACATTGATAGCATTGAGGATGAGCTTGCAACGGCAAGGGGTGACAGAAGGGAGAAGCTGATTGATGACTTGAATGCCCAGATGGCAGCACAGAGAGCTTCCCTAGCCCAACAGAAGATGATTGAGAACGAGAAGAAGAAGGAAGTTGATAAGAAAGAGAAGCTTGAGTTGCAGCAGAGAAAGAAAGAAAAGGAAAGAGCAGTCATATCTGCAATAATCTCAACCGCATTGGCTACAGCAAACGGTTTGGCAACACAGCCATTCGTACCAGTGGGTATTGCAATGGGAGCTTTGGCAGGAACTCTTGGAGCAGTTCAGATTGCACTCATCAAGTCTCAGAAGTATGCAAACGGTGGTATCATACAAGGAAGGTCACACTCTCAAGGAGGTATAAAGGTATTGGGAGGAAGAGCAGAGGTTGAAGGAGGTGAGTTCATCACCAACAAGCAGTCAACGTCAGCAAACCTTGATATACTTGAATTCATCAACTCAAAGAAGAGAAGGGTTGACCTCAATGACCTAGTAACATTCTACTCGTCAAGGAAGGCACTTCCAAAGCCTATGGCAAAGACCAAGTTCGCAAACGGAGGAGAGATACCTTCACTTAGGACAGACCTTGACATCAATGACAAGCTCATAACTATGTTCGAGGAATTCGGAAGAAGACCTTCAGTCGTATCAGTCGTTGATATCATCAAGGCACAAGACAAGGTGAACAAGGTTCGCACATTAGCTGGTGTGGAATAACATACATAATATAGAGTCTATGGTCTAATGAATGACTGTAGGCTCTTTTTTTTGCGTTTTAAGGCGTTAAAAATGTTTAGACGTACAATTAGTCATCTCATAGGAGATAAGCGTTTATATCGCAAATAAACAGCATTAGAGACAAAGAAATGCATTATATGTTAATGATATAAATACAATACATTAATTAATGAACATTTCATTATCACAGAAACAGAAAATGACGATAGAGTTTTTCTTCGGCTTCATATGCGCATTGATAGGGATTGGGTTATTATGGACATCCCTATTTATCCCACCAGTAGGCATTATTGATGCATCGGTACTAGCAGCAGTTGGAGAGGTATTGACATTCAGTGGCGCATTGGTGGGAATTGATTACAGTTACAGATTTAAGCATTTCAAGATTGAGAATGGTAAGCAAAAAGACGATTAAGATATTCCTATTGGTAATAGTAACGGCAGCAGTAACTGCAATACTCCTGTCACCATGGATATCAAGGGAAAGATTCCAATCCAGAACTCCTACAATAGATACTGTTATTGATGTTGACACCTTCACCAAGATTGATACAGTAAAGGTTCCGAATACAATATTAGTTCCTTCCAAGACAGATACTGTATATCAAGAGAGGATACATAAGGACACAACACTTCAAGTTACTAGGAAGACATATGACATTGACAATGATTCCGTTGGTGCTCATGTCGTTGTAAGCGGAATTAATCCTAAGGTGGATAGTTTATCCATATGGGCTAAGAAAACGTCTTACAGCGTAAATAAAACCATAATAAAGACAATTCCTATGAAGGATACCAAACGATTCAAGATATATCCGACAATTGGTGTAGGTTATGGTGTCTTTTCAAGAAAGCCTGATATGTATATTGGTATAGGGTTCACATATAACCTAAAATGACCTATGTCAATAAATTAGGCGTTTCCAGACATTTCATATTCCATATATTAGTTATTCCAATCGCTTGTATATGTGAATATGTAATGAGAACATTAAGAAAGATATTTAGAAAGTGGTTGGATAATATGAATGAATTCTATCGACCATTAATTGAGAATAATATTACAATTTGTTTGTAATGAGAGAAAACTTTGACAAGATGACAAAGGAGACAACGCAGTACAATGGTCTCCTGAGATATGAAGTTCCTGATGGGTATCATTTTGAATGGTATCATGAGAAGTATGGAAATGTCGTATATGAGGATGAAGACACCATCAACAGATATAGGATTGTAAAGGATGAAGAAGATGATTAATCTCTCTCAATCAATATGTTAATCTATATATACATTATGTATCAAATGGACGTAAAGAAGATTAAGAAATACAAGGTTGGCATTGATAGTGAGACTGAGGCTATATCAATGGTAACGGAACCAGCAATAGAGAGTGACTTTGTCTTCCTAAGCAAGGATAAGGCTATCGTTAAGGAGGCATTCTCAACTGATGAGAAACACATGGTATACGGTGCTGTGTTACGACCTGACTTCCCAATATACAGAAATGACGGAGAGAATGAGTATTACCTTGAATTCACTAGTGAGAGCATTGAGAGAATGGCAAGGGACTACATGATGAACTACAGACAAGGGAATGTCACAATACAGCATGAGGAATATGCCAATGAGGTGTTCATGGTTGAGAGTTGGATTAAGCAGGATATGGACAAGGACAAGTCAGTAAGCGTAGGACTTGACAAGTCACTTCCAATCGGTACTTGGTTCTGCGGATTCTATGTGAACAACAATGACGTATGGGAGAGAATAAAGAGCGGAGAGCTTAAGGGTTTCTCTGTTGAGGCAATGATTGACCTTGAGGACTTCGCAAAGGTAAAGAAAGAGGATGCATTTGAAATGAACGAATCATTTTGGTCAAAGCTAAAGTCCATCGTAAACGAAGCACTTGGCAAGAAGGAAGAGAAGATGGAGGTCAATGAGCCACAAGTTAACGAACCACAGCCTACAGTACAAGAACCTAAGGTTGATGAGCCAATCGTTACAGAACCGCAACAAACTGTAGTAGATGACCCTAAACCTACAGAGCCACAACCTACTGTACAAGAGCCACAGACTACAGAACCAAAGCCAACAGAGCCTAAGGTTGATGACCCAAAGACTAATGAGCCAACTGTACAAGAACCAAAGGTTGAAGATGGTAATCACCTCAATGACTTGATTGCTTCCTTGAGGGAGGAGATTTCAGCATTGAAGGAGGCTAATAACGTATTGGTTGAGAAGGTTAATGACTTGGGCAAGATGCCTTCAACAAATCCTATAAATGTGAACGGACAGAACGGAACTCCATCTACATATTCATCTTGGAGGGACATGATGGCTAAAATGATTTAGAGTCAAAAAAATTCATGTATGTTTACAATAAAGGAGATTATGAATGTCTCCTTATATTAATCAGACAATAAAGTATTTTTATAAATAACACATTATTAATAATGGCAAATTTTATTGACGTTTCAAGTTTGACATATAGTGGCAAGGAAGCGCAGGAAATATTCGCAAAGGATGTCTACGATATTGACCTTAGGAATTATGGCGTTACCTATATGGACGGTGTCAAAGGAAAGACAAAGATTTACAGCGGTGACATGGGTGAGGCATGGCAGGAATATACATGTCCTTTCTCACCAAAGGGTAAGGTATCATTGGCTGAGAGTTTCATTGAGCCTAAGGCTATCAAGGTTAACCAAGAGAACTGCTACGATACATTCTGGAATACATTCCTCGTTGACCAGACTTCAATCTCCTTGGCTGGTGGCATTCCACAGACCTTCGCAGATTGGTACTTTGACCGCTTGCGCAAGCAGATGGCAAAGGAATACCAAGAGATTGCATGGCAAGGTGATACAGCTCGTACAGCAACCACAAAGAATTATCTCAAGGTAGTTGACGGTTGGGAGAAACAGTTGAAGGCAAAGGCTCAGAAGGTAACTGGTGAGACATTCACAGTTGACAACATCATAGGTCAAGTTGAGGCTCTCATTATGAAGGGTCTTGAGAAGGCTTCTGCTGAGGACGTTCCAACTGATGGTTACAAGGTGTTTATGAACTACGGTGACGTTAAGGTATTGGAAGTTGCATTGGGCAAGTTGTCAGTTGGTAACTCTCAAAATCAGATATTCGGAAACTACTCAAAGAATCCTGACGGTACAATCAACGTATACGGTTTCCAAGTAGTTCCTACAATGATGTCAAAGAACAAGGCTATATTCGGTCCAGCAATGAACTTGGTATTGGGTTATGATACATTTGATAGCCATATTGAGTACAAATTGATTGACATGAGAGAAACCACTTTGGATAATACATTTAGGGTTGCAGCCATCTCCAATATCGCTGTTGGTGTGGTATTGCCTGAATTATTTACAATATTGGGTTAATAATATAATTAAGTTTAAGGAATTTTATAATGGCAGTATGTGCATTAGATAAAGATTTATTGAGGTCAACATCTTGCGGTTACAGTCTTCCACAGATTGTTACTCTCTATGTTGCTAACTTCGCTGACGTTAAGACTACAGCTCTTTCAACCCAAGGTGATGAAATCAGTGGCATCACAATGGTTGATTCGGCAAAGTTCCATGTGATTGAGCCTGCAAAGAACTCAGCAAGCTTCACTGACGAATATGTGACAAATGACAACGGTGCAAGATACAGAACACAGACCATCACATTCTCTGTGACTGGTACATATGACAAGGACAAGCACAACGCTCTTGATGCATTGTCATTAGGTAAGTACTTCGTTGTTGCAAAGACAGCTGAGGGAAGCTATATCGCATTCGGTCGTCTGACTGGACTTGAGGCTTCTGCTGCTTCAAATGCAGGTGGTTCTGCTGATGCAACAAACGGTATGACAATCACTCTTACCGCTGACGTAACTGAGTCTGCTCTTCCATTGGCTGAAGGTGCAATCTCTACAGTTGTTGGTGCTGGTGCTTAAGGTATTTTAAAGAACACAATACAATATATAACATCATTGGGTTGATAGTTTTCAAAGACTGTCAACCCTTTTTTTTGCCTTCTTATATGTTTATTACATATAAGACAAGTAATGGTAACAAATTACGATTTAGATAAAAGCAATTATAAAATATATTCCTTGAAAGGCACTGTATTTCTATTCAATGATGACTTGTTAAGGTCAATATCAATTGATGGTGACAGTACTCATATATCCCTTCAAGGCAAGCCTCTTACGGTACGGTGTGACACAGTTCAGGTGAGTGAAGAATCTTCAATAGACGGAAGATTCTCATTCTCACATACAGTAACGTTCAAGGTTCAAGGATATGACATAAGCTTGGTTGGATACAAGTGGATTGGATTCCAAGATGCAAGCGGTGAGTGTTGGCTGTTGAATCCGATGCTCAATCCGTTGTGGACATATAAGTACACATTGGACTCAGAGGGTGAATCAACAACATATACCGTATCATTGACAAGCAATTTCCCTCTTCTCCATATTGTTGGAAATGAGAAGTTTGATGACATTCAAAGACCTTGCGGATATAGGATGTCAGTACCTATGAACCTATGGCTGAATGAATCTGACTATTCCTCAAAGGATAAGGACGGAACGATACTCTATACAAATGACGGATTCAAAAAGATTGAATTCATCAAGGATACACTGTCCCTTACTGAGGAATATGACGGAGAAGATGTAATGCATTCACTGTCATTCAAGATTCCGTTTTCATCATACAAGGAGAGCTTCCATTATAACCTATTGGAATTTACTGACAATACATATGCTTGTGTTGTTGAGAAGACAGACGGAACATATGCATCATGCGGTTTCTATCCTGGTCTCTTTCCATCATATTCAATATCATGTGATACGAACATTGAGAATGCGGATTCAATAACGATAACCCTATCTGACAAGCATAACGGAGAGAACTTCTTCTCAGTATCCGATGACTTCACAAAGAAATATGAATCATCAAAGAGCTCTGAGTTCAGAATGAGTGACGAATGCCTTGAATGTGTCGGATACGGCGTTGCGAAGTTTATCATGAAGACTGAGGTTGATGCGCTTGGAAATCCAACTGGAAACTATTATGCCCTCAGAGGATATGAGGATGAGCTAAAGGCAAAGGGATACAATATCATTGGTACATTTGATGACAATGTAAGCGTACCATACAGCAAATGTAAGGGTGAAGGAGCAATTGAAGGGTGTTATCTTAATACAGACCTTACAGACATGACATTCCATGAAAGGGGAGAGAAGAAGACATTCATCCTAAAGGCTGATGGAGGTTGGAGTATTACATATAATGGAAGCAATATCTCATTCTCTGAAAAGGAAACGACTAATTCAAATACCCATATGGTTACAATTGAGGCATTGGTAAGACCGATATCAATTCCTTATCAAGAGACCTTCACCGTTACATACTGCGATGGAAAGTCAAGCACATACAATGCATATATAAAGCAAGATACATGCCATGATTCAGTATCAGTTGATATGGTACCTAAGGGTGGTGGAAATGTACTAGTGAAGTCTGAATGCTGCATATCAGCAATAACATCAACCATACAAGGAGTTTTATCAATAAAGACAAATGAAGGATATGTTGTGAGCATTCCTTCAATGGATGGAAATGAGGAGAGAATCGTACCTATAACGATAACAAGATGCAATGGAGAGAAAAGTGACCCAATTAACATAAGGCAGACACCTTATTACTACAGATGGGATAGGGAAGGCTCACAGTGCTCTAATGGCTATATGTGTGACCTTGAGAGAATGTACAGCGGTGAGACGAGCTCATACATAACCGCTAGGACTGAGACGACTAGATTGGTCAACTGTGTCACAGACCCTACAAACTGTCCTTATGACAGAACAAGATGGGTTTCCATTGATGATACCATATGTGACGGAAAGGCATTATGTTCAATGTTGGCTGAGGAAACATCAAGTGACGGTATTGTTTGGACTAGGACTGGAAATCTTAAGATTGACAAGGTTATTGATGAGGCTAATGATAGTGTATGTGGTGCAAGCTCACCAAACAAGTATGGAAAGTGGATGGAGGTTAGCGGTTACATATGCGAGGGAACAACGAAATATAAGAAAATAGCATTCTTCAAATCAGATACTATTGACGGAACATACACAAGAACCAATGTTGAAGACAAGGGTGACGTATGGGAGACAAACTCAACGGACTGCGGATGGTTTGAAGGAATTGATGACTATGAGACAAGATGGGAGAAAGTAGGAGATGAATGTAGAGGAACAAGCAAGTATGCAAAGCTTCAAGCAAGGTACTACAATGAAGACGGAACTGAGTATATTCCTACCAATACAACAAAACAATATAAGTATGAGTTAATTGAAAAGAACTCAAAGGACTGCGGATATGTTGATGAGTTCTACAGATGGATATTAACTGATACGGTTAAATGCTTTGAATGCAATGGACAAGTGTAGATTTTTAAGACAGAAGAAACAAGTTAATATAAATGGTGAGTGGGTGGACACAAGGTCTTACAGATATATCCCATATTGTGATGGAGGAACGCCATGTGTAACTATCAAAGGTGGACCAGAAAATGAAAAAATTCAATATTGGACTTATAATACTGAAAAAGAGATTTCACATTGGGATGTTAATCTTGATGAAAATGGTAATGGATATTTTGAATTAAAAGATGACGAAATACTTTACAGAGTTTATTTACCTACATATAAAGGACAACCTATATATCAATTATCAGAAGTTGATATTAAAGGATGCAACGTAGCTACTGCAAATCCACTTGGAGGATACGGAAAAATAGTTTTTTCTTGCTCAACAATTATTTCTGATGAACCTAATTATGGTGAATATGGTCATAGTGCATATTGTGGTGCGTATAGCTATATATACAATGGAGTTGACACTTCAAAATCAACTAATATGGCTTGGATGTTTAAAGATTGTAGTGGTCTTACATCATTGGATTTAAGCGGTTGGGATACTAGTAATGTAACTGATATGCATTCTATGTTTGAAGGTTGTAGTGGTCTTACATCATTGGATGTAAGTAATTTTGATACTAGTAATGTAACTGATATGTATAGTATGTTTATAGGTTGTAGTGGTCTTACATCATTGGATGTTAGTAATTTTGACACTAGTAAGGTAACTGATATGCGTAGTATGTTTTGTCGCTGTACTGGTCTTACATCATTAGATTTAAGTGGTTGGAATACTAGTAAAGTAACTGAGATGCGTAGTATGTTTGCAGATTGTTCAAGTTTAACATCAGTGAATTTAAGCAGTTTTGATACTAGTAATTTAACTGATATGGAAAGTATGTTTGAAGGTTGTAGTGGTCTTACATCATTGGATTTAAGTGGTTGGAATACTAGTAATGTAACTAATATGTGTGATATGTTTTCTGATTGTGCAAGTCTTACATCATTAGATGTTACTCATTTTGATACTAGTAATGTAACTGATATGAAATATATGTTTTATGGTTGTAGTGGTCTTACTTCATTAGACGTTAGTAATTTCAATACTAGTAATGTAACTTATATGACTGCTATGTTTAATAGGTGTACTAGTCTAGAATCATTAGATTTAAGTGGTTGGGATGTTAGTAATGTATCTGATATGATGTATATGTTTATTAGATGTTCAAAATTAAAAACAATCAGAATGGTTGGTTGCAACTCAACAACAGTTAACATAATAAAGAATAAATTGAAGGAAGCTGAAATACAAGACCAAGTGACAATAATAAGATAATCTAAATATCACAATGACATACGTTATGTACAAGCTATATAAGCATCAGAAGAGGGTTAACGGAGAATGGGTTGATGACGATTCCGTAGCCCCTTCAATTGATGCAAATGGAACAAGGAAGAAGGTCATATCATTCACATCTGATGCATCATGCTACAATGGAGATGTAATAAATGAAAGATGGGTTGATGACGGAATCATTGAAGCTGACTGCTTCCAAAATTTCGAGGACTATGATGATACCAAACAGGAATATCTAGGATGCCACTAGTATCCATATGTTAACTATATATACAGGATATATTGACAATGATTATACGAAGAGATTGGGTCATGAACAATTGCTGGAATGTCGTACCGACAACCCAATTGGCTGACGCTGACAACTACTATACCAAGGCGGAGATTGACAAGATTATGGAAGAAGGAGGTCAGTTCAACCCATTGAACTATTACACAAAGGGTGAGACTGACACCGCCATAAACGAGAAGGGAGAGGAGATTGAGCTTTCCCTAAAGGACTTGTTCCTTCAGAAGATGGAAGCCGCAAGGATGTTGCATAACTATGCGACAGTAGAAGAAGATAAACTTATATTAAACGCAGAAAACATTTAACAGAAAATGGCAGATATTACAAAATTGAGAGTCAATGGTACAGAATACCAGATTAGGGATGCTCAAGCATCAGCATATACAGACACTGCAACAAGTGCACTTGCAAGCGCATTTGACACAAAGCTAGAAGGTAAGGCAGACAAGACTTCATTGCCAAGCCATATCGTATCAAGCGTTACATATCAAGATTCCAATGTCGGTGAAGATACAAGACCATCAATTACCGTTGACGGAACAAAGACCGTATTGAACCTTGCCAACAAGCTTGAATGGGATTCTAACGCAAAGGCATTGAAACTGTACAGCGGAAACCATCTCCTTGCTACAGTTGACGGAACAACATGGGTAAAGGACGGAATGGTTGAATCTGTTGCTGTCGTTGGAAACAACCTTGAGATTACATTCAATACTGACAGTGGAAAGGAGAAGATATCGGTTCCATTGACTGATGTATTCAACCCAGACAATTACTATAACAAGACTGAAATTGACAAGAAGTTTGAGAATGTCTCAATATCTGATGAATATATCACTGATATATCAAACGTTCAGAATGCAAGCGGTAGCTCAGTCTTGTATGTCAAGACAAACAAGAATGCAGAAGGAAAAGAAGTATCATTGGACAATCTTGGAAATAAATTGCAATTTGATTCAACAATAAACAGGCTGTATTTGAAGAACGGTTTAGTGGAGGTGTCAAGGGCTGACTTATCCCCATTGAAGGGAACAAAGGCAAGCGTAAGCGGTGATACATTAGTTCTTGCATAAAATATATTTACATAACATAATGAATATGGTGAATGCATTGTCATATGAAATGGCATTTGCTTTCACCATATTTTTTTACATATTTCATCAAATAAACAATGGATAAAATTAGCAAAATAAAGGTCAACAATGTCACCTATGAGATTGGCAGTACTGTTGACATGTCACAATATCAGTTGAAGTCAGATGCCGTAAAGCTTGTAAGGCTTACTCAAGCGGAATATGACCAACTCACTCCAAAGGACAATAACACACTATACATAATCACAGATGCACAATGA